CCCACAGGCTCAGGTGTACGATCCGGCCAAGCCTGACGCCGCAGTTCCTGATGATCCTGGCCTTTCCACACAGGAGAACCTGGGTGCTCTCCAGCAGGACTATGAGGATCATTTAGGGGGCTTGGACCCTAGCGACCGCTTCGGCAGTACTGACCCTGGGGACAGGCTGAACCTGTACAATCGCAGCAGGGACGAACTGGTGGCCCAATCAGTAAAGACTCCGCCTGCACCCGCTGAGTTCCTGCCCCTTCAGGTCGGCCCCGAGGTGGGGATCGAGGTAGAGAACTCGTTGCTGCCCTCCCCCGAGGCGTCTCAGGCGCTTCTTCGTCAGTTGTCCCCCTTCATGTTCCAGGTGGAACCCCCGCTGCCTTTCGGTGAGGACGGTGGATTTCTGGCAAGACAGGGGAACAACATCAGCCTGGATGCCTTTGCCAATGCAATGTCGGGCTACAAGGGTTACGAGGCCGCTCGGACAGCGGTGGCTCAGTCTGCCTTGGCTGTAGGAGTCAACGGGAAGACTGGATCCCTCCAGGGTTTCATTCAGGCCAACTCCCAGAAGGAGCATCTGACCTGGGGGGAGGTCCAGCCCACCACAAGCCAAACGAACCTTGGAGAACCCGCCATCGCTGATATGCTGGCGGCGGTTGATATCGCCCGACAGGTTTCAGGGATCATGCAGATCCCACCGCTGGTGATGCTCATCAACCCTGCGTCTCTTTCTATGGATTACACGAAGATCCAACAGTTCCAGGAGCGGACCCGGTACGGGTTCGTATTCCATGCCTGGGGCGAGGAGCAGCCGACGCTTTCCATCTCGGCTCGTTGCGGTGCCTTTGTGTCCGGGGGCCGGGGGGTCCAGTACGCCAGCAAGCGGGACTCCCTTTCCTGGCAGAACCTGATGAACGCTTTTCACCTCTACAAGAGCAACGGGTATATCTATGACACCATTGGCAAGTCCAACGCCCACCATTTCGTTGGGGCCTTGTCGATTCATTATGACCAGTGGGTCTACTATGGACACATCGAGAGTTTCAACTGGACCTATGATGAGGGTAATGAGCTTGGTGGTGTGGAGTTTTCCATTGAATTCACCGTGTCGGCAATGGCGGATATGGCACAGCAGCCTTTCGTAGTCATGCCCATGAAGTCCCCGACGCTCAGTCCAAGTGATCCTCGGTACTATGGAGAAGCAAATCAGGCCCAGAACCAGCCAGGAAATTACTCGGTTGGGTTAGGTCCTGATGGGAAGCCTCGGGTGACAACTCAGGGACACATTGCCACCGGAGATGATTTCGGGGTTTTGGTGCCTGGTGGTTTGGAGTCCCCCTTGGAAAAAGGAACGGGGTTCACCAAGTCAGGAGGAGGCACTGGTGGGACTCCTGTGGGTTCCGGTGGTTTTGAGGACCCCAAAGTTAATGAACCCCTTGGGCAACGTATCGTGACGACAGAGGCCACGCAGTTTTCCGGGCCTTTTGGACTGAGGTAACGGATGGGCTTAATGCACAGACCTTATGTTGGCACCTGGAGGTTGGGCCAGCGCAAAGTTGTCCAGCACACACCTGATGCCCTCGTGTACATCAACGGGGACATCTCTCTTCCTGGTTGCCAGAAGTGCCATAGCGCAATCAACATCCAGCAGTTTGTGACATCGGTGTCAGTGGACGCTGGTTGTGACGCAGCGGGGGCGTCAGGTAACTTTACATTGAGCGTTCCGGTCCACCACATAGATTCGTTCGCTCGTGATGCCCAGTTCCTCCTGCACCCAGGGTTGGAGGTTCACATCTACATGCGGGGGTACTTCCCTGTGAAGGGGCTGTATTCCAATCTGGGAACAGCCATGAACAACCCCGAGATCACGTTTGAAGCCTCGGGTGAGTCTAACATCGACTACAGCAACACCACGTACAGCGGGCACATGGAGTCCACCCTGGGCGAGACACCGATCCTCATTCCTGGGGTGGACCTGAAAAAGAATGTCCAACTGGAGGCTTACGCAGCGCAGTTGGATCAACTGTGGGCCTTGGAGGGGCCTCAGACAATCCAAGATTTTCCTCGGGAACGGGTTCTCTACATTGCGATGGCAGCGTCCGAGGAAACGGGGGTTCCCCTAGAGTGGCTGCTGGGCAATCTGATGCGGGAGAGCAAAATCCTGCCAGCGGGTCGGAATCAAGAGAAGAAGGATTCGGAAACGGAACCGGACACTAACACGGCTTTCGGGTCCACTCAGGTTTTAAGTAAGTGGTTTGACAACTTTGCCGAAGATCCCCGGATCACTTGGGAACATTCCGATTTGATTGACCCCCGGTTGGCTACCTGGACGATGGCTTACACATACCAGAACGCCATGAAGGGCAAGGATTCTGACACGTTGACGGATCTGTGGGCTGGGGAGTTGTGGAGGGGGAAAAACGTCGGTCTTGATGGTTCCAATGCACCCGCAGAACAGCGTGCTAAAACTATTGGGGAGTTTAAGGATCACCTGGCATACTGGAAGGGCGAGGCAGCAGGGGTGACTACTGACGATTATGCACCGGGTTCTGAGCCGGTCTCAGCCCCTGTTGTGACACCCACACCGGGGTCCACCGTCAACCCCTCGGATGTGTCGTGGGGTGACTCTTTGGTGAACGAGGCCGGATTGTCCGGGGTTGAGCTTGAGAACATGTTGGCCTACCCCTACTACCACACCTTCCACGGGGTGGTGACGTCGGTGGCACACTCCTGGAGCGCTGGATCACAGAACATCACCATCCAGTGCGCCTCAATGCTCCATTTCTGGCAGTATCACCAGATGAGCACCAATGCTTCCCTCTTCGGGGCACGCCCTCAAAACTCTAAAGCCCGTGTGTCCATGGTTGGGCACAATTTCACGGGGATGCACCCCTACGAGATCATGTACACGCTGCACAATGACACCGCTGGGGCGGCTGGTGGTGTCGCCTATGCTTTGTCCAAGAAGACGAACCAGACTGCTCGTTCACCAATTACGGGGGAGAGCCTTTTCAGTTTGAACCTGAGATACTGGCAGCACCGTTTCAATCAGCGGGAAACGAAGCTCCGTCTCCACGGTGCTTCAGGGTCGTTGTTCAACTCGGCACAGGCCACCTTCCTGAGTCGTCTTAAGGGTTCAGAGCTTACCCGGTTACTGAAAAGTCGCTTCCAGGACAAGGGTACAAGTCGGTCGGGTGACATTTTTTCTGCTGCATTGACATTAGGGCTGCTGAGACCTTCTAGCGAGGACCGCCGGAAGCAGATGATTGAGGCCCTGAAGTTCGCACGATCGAACCCGAACAACCCTGATTCTCCTACTCCGTCATTCGAGTTGAACCTGGCCGAAATGATTGCTTTCGTGAACAACATCTCCCAATGGGGCCAGGTGCAGCTTTTCGAGAGCACCTACGAGTCCAAACTGGACATCGCACAGAAGGTGTGTGAGGTCACGGGGTTCGAGTTCTACCAGGATGTGGATGGGGACTTCGTCTTCAAGCCCCCAATGTACAATCTGGACACCTCCGGCAGTCGTGTGTACCGGCTGGAGGACATCGACATCATCTCCATCAACTTTGACGAGAAGGAACCCCAGGTCACCTACATGACCGTGAAGGGGACGTTCACCAAAAACATCGTGGGGCATGGGGTCGAGGGGGAGTGGGGGGTTCAGGGCCAGTATATCGACTACCGTTTGGTCGCACAATTTGGGTGGCGTCCAGGAAATTATGAAACGGCGTATTTCAATGACACCAAGTCGATGTTCTTCTCCGCCATCAACCGCATGGACATAATGAACGCTCCTGCCAACTCCGCTTCGGTAACGATCCCGATGCGTCCTGAGTTGCGTCCTGGGTATCCCGTGTACATCCCCTATCTGGACTGTTTCTACTACTGCAACAGTTTCGCTCACGCCTATCAGGTGGGTGGCCAGTGTACCACCACGCTACAACTTATTGGGAAGCGGGCCAAGTTCTATGCTCCGGGGGATCCAGCGCAAGTGGAGACCCTGGGGACGAACCCCGTGTTGTCCGGCATCGATGCTATTAAGTTGGATTATCCAGCCTTCCCACCCACTCCGCTTGAGGTACAGGGAAAGGACGGGAGACCACAGTTGTCGGGGTTCCCCAACGTGGTGATGGCCCTTGACCCGGAACAGTTCAATCCGTTGTTCTTCCTTGTTGGATCCGATATCGACTCCTTGGACTCCTACCAGTCTCTCTTTGGGCTTCTCAAGATGGGGGTGGATCTCAACATCCTCACGGTGACGGATAAGGGAAATCCAGGACCGCTGTTCACGATGTCCGCTGATGATGGGAACACAATCAGTTTCTGGTACCCCACGGACCCGTCGCAACCAAATGAGCTGGGGGGGATCCCCATCAAGGTGGTTGCTGCAATGTATCAGGACAGGCAGGCAAAGTTCACAATAAACCAGGTACAATTGCGGAAGGACTTTGAAAAAGCCAACAGGGCACTGGGAGTGGCCCAAAATAAACAGTCTGATTTGAACAAAAACGATGTGCAGTCCACTGCGAAGGACAAAACAAAGGCACAGGCAGCGGTGACTGCGGCTGAGGCCAAGGTTGCTAAAGTCAGAGCCCAGTTCGACTCAGCAATAACTGCCTTTGATGAAAGCCTGGGGGACTCATCCGACACCGCCTCGGTAGGCTATTTCGTGGAGCTTATCCGAAGGACAGGGAATCGGTTCCTCAAGGACGCACAGTTCGGGACAGCCTACAAGGATCCCAACGCCACCACGACCCTCCTGGACCTGTTGGGGGACAAGAAGGCGTCTCTTTCCAATGGTTCACTGCCTGGGATGTACCGTTACTACTCGGCGTCACATCCTCAGAAAGAGTACCAAGGGCAACCCGTAAAGAAGATCAAAAAAACGGACACCGGAACTAGCAGCGATACACTGACGCCCAATGACATGGCGGGGAAAACACTGCCCGTGCCGACGTTCCTGCCCTCCAATGAGATCGAGATCCAGCCTAATGGGGTACTGCCCCAGGCGCAGTTGGGGGCACGAGTTCCCATCTGGGGGATCAAGGTGTTGACCAACAGGATAGCGGGGGGTGAGTTCGTTCCTACCAACGAGATCCGGGAGATGATGTTTAGTCCCGTAGAGGTCACATTGTCACGGGGGAAGTCCAAGACTATAAAGCGTTCCTGGAGTTTGGAGTTTGGGGGCGGGTTCCTTTCCAAGGTGGAAAGTCAGATTGTGACCCTGGCTGCCAAAGCGACTCTGGAGCAAACACCGCAAAGCCTGTTCTCGGTGTGGTTGACCCTATTCAATAGTACGGGTCTCGTGCTGGCTGCTCTTGCAGCAAACGCTCATGGCACAGCGCCGATTGCAGATCTTTCCACATTTGTTGTGATTCCCGACGCTTTTTATGCCTTTGGTGCCGTGTGGCCAAGTACCACCCCACTCAGCACCTACAAACTGGCGGACAACCCCAGTGCCTCCAAGAAATTGTTTCGGGGTTCCTCTACCAGGAATTCCATCGATGTGTGGAAGAACGTGGCTCAGTGGTTCGCTGGGAATGTGCAGGAGCAGGTGCGAGCCATTAAGGACCAGTGGTTGGAGAGCACCGTAGCCCAAGAAACCAGCCACCAGACCACAATGGAGAGATTGGACCTTTTTGTGAAAACTTTGGCCGGTCCCTACGGTGACACGGTCCCCAAGAAGTTTTCTGAATCATGGACGGTCAGGACACCCATCACGGTGTTAGCGTACCCTCCTGTGTTCCCCGTGTCCGACGCTCGTGGCTACACCGTGATCGGCTCCTATCGTTACGGGCGGGACGTGGACACAGACCCCGGTGGTGTCCTGGATCAGTTGACCAGGCAGGACCCTCTCTCCCTGTTGAGCCAAGATCTGGTGGAGGACATTGTAGACGTCATCACCCTGGGTAAAGGTGATGATTCCGTGAAGGAGGTTGAGCGCAAGGTTTTGCAAAGCCTCCGAGACAACTTGACGGATGAGCAGATCCTGGACCTGGGGTTGGCCCGAACGACTGGTGACCCCACGGAGCTACAGATCAATCTTATCAACTTCCTGACGGACAAGGCCAAGGATGGGGTCCACAAGATCCCGTTGGTGAATGCTGGGTATTCACTGGCTGAACTGACATCAGGACTCAAGACGACGACCTGCACCTGTAAGGCAGCGGAGGCTGACATCCTGTTGGACATTGCGGGGCATGCTGATTTTATCCAGGTGGACACTCCCGGATCCCCGACTAGTTCCCCGTTGCCGTTGGCCTTGGGGGAACAGGGACTGGATGATGTGACCAGATTGCTGATGTCCTCATCGATGGGTCCGGCCTTGGATTGGGAGATGTCCCAGGAGGCTCTGCGGGGTTCCCTTCCGGACATGAAGCCCAGCAGTGTCGTGAGGACCATCAAGGATCTTAAAAAGACCTATGAGGACTTCGCCGCCCAGCAGAAGGCAGCGGCGGACAACCTGAAAAGCACTAGCAAAAACGTCATCGGTCAGGCCAACGAGGGCGTAGTAGACGCTTTCACGGGTGAGGAGAACTAATGGCCCCATCAGACACCAGTTCCAGACGTCCAGGTGGTGCCCCCTCTGTTACCCGTGGGCAGATGCGGTCCACAACCACGAAGGCCCAGCAGGATCTGAAGAAGGCTTCCCCTGACCAGAATTACGGGTTGGGGATCGCCAAGGTCACTAACTTGGACTACGAGGGCCACCTCGCTACGCTCCGTACCGTAGCGGGTGCCTCGGGCACCTATGAGCGTGTGCCTGTTCCCCTTACCTTCCCAGGGGCCGGTGCCCGCCACTTCCTCGGGGCGATGCCCCAGATCGGGGATTTCTGCATCATCGGTTGGATGGTGCAGGAGAGTGCCACATCGGACGTGGGGGAGAGTACCAAGACTCCTGTGATTCTGGGTTGGATGGTTCCGGGCATCTGGCCAGGCCGGAACTGGGTAACAACGGCGGAAACGACCGCCGACGAATACGAACTGGGACCGGGAGAAGAGAAATTCTGGGAGGGTTCCTATGATCGCACCCGGCACAAGCTCCGGCACATCCAACCCGGCAACATCGTAGGCTCCTCTGCCCAGGGTTCAGACCTTGTGCTGGATGAGAGTGTGACACTGTCCAACAGGCGGGGGAACGAGTTCCGCCTACGGGACCAGGACCAGGCTGCCGTACTCCGGGCGTTGCAGAGTTTCCAAGCGCTGGCTGGTGCCCGTGTCTACGCCGGGATGGTGCAGCGGGATGCCACATTCCTTCCTCCCACCATGGTG